CACCATTGGCCGAACTGATACCACCTGCATTTACAGTTAATGAAAGAACTTCAACATCTTGGAAAGTACTTGTTGTAGCACCGTCATTTGCTGTAATGCTGCCTACTGTGACATCTGCTGCTAGGGCCAAATTCGCTTGATATACGCCAGGCGAAGGTTCTGACTTAGAATATGTCAAGTTACTATCAACACCAACTTGTCCTAGTAGTTGTACACCAACAAGACTGTTATCAAAGTTTATTATGCTTTGTCCAGGCACTGCACTAGTATCTAACTCAATACCAGTACCTGCAACATAATAACTATCACCAATAAATGCTGTAGCAGTGTTATCAAGTAGACTTAGACTATCTCCTGCACGTATTAGATTTGCACTATCAGTCAAGTTTGTGCTGGCAGTTGGAACATTTGGAGGTGTCCATTCAAATGTGACTGTACCGACATTTTGTGTAAAAGTTAAACTACCGGAGTTAGGTGTAGGTGAAGGAACATTGCTTGTAAAAACAATCTGGTTATCTCTAAGATACCTGTTTGATGTTCTCCATATTTCGTCTGCTGCATTGTATTCTAAAACATCTAAATCTTGTACGCCGCCAAAACCTTCTTCGACGTCTGTAATTTGAAATATAGTGTCGATTGCTGTTATATCTGGTTTGTTTCTAATAAATGCTGCGCTACTACCGTTGGTTTCTGCCCAGTCGCTTTGTACTTGTATACTACTAAGCGGTGCACCATTTACAGTGAAGTTATTAGCATCAATCGTTCCGCTTGCATCTACACTACTTGCTGTGATTGCTCCAGTAAAACTGCTTGCTCCGGTTACTGCTAATGTACCTCCAACGGTTGTATCGCCTGTAATGTCAGCATCAGCACCTAAAGTAGCATTTCCTGTAGCACTTAGTGTTCCACTGCTTTGTAGAGCACCACCGCTCAAGTTGCCAGCAACACTTAATGATCCTAAGTTTGCAATACCGCTATTGTTTAAGTCAAGCAAATCACCTTCGGGTATTTCTTTTATTTTGTTACTGTCGTCTGTGTCGACTATAAGTGGAAATCTATTTGCCATTCTCTAAATCCTGTTCTTTTGTATATTTATCTTAATGCAAATCTGCCCAAGCAGTGGTGCTATCATTATTAGCATCCTCTGCATAACCTTGGAACTTACCTGTAGTAATGTTATAAACCATCATGCCAACTTCAGGAGTAAGTGCATCGATTTCAGCTTGTGACAACATAGGCGGCATAAACACAGTTGGAGTAACAGTGCCTGTAACAGTACCAGGAATAGTGTTGTTTATAGCATCAACAAGTAAACTGCTATCATCACCAAACACATTACCCTTTATATCAGTTACTACATTGCCATCTTCTAAGGCTGTTAACTTTGCGTATACTTCTGTAAAGTTTTCATTTACTTTTACCAATGCATTGCGGAGAGGATCGCCCCCTCCGCTGTTTGCTGCTGTTCCAACATTTATTGTTTGCTTTGCCATTATACTCTCCCTACCACAACTTCAACTATGCCGCGGTCGTCGTTGTCTTTGGTTCCAACGGCTTTACCTATAACCTGACCTATACCCGGCGAGTTGTTTACTATAGCATATCCTGGCACAGCACTTGTAACCAGCATGTCTCCCTTGTTCACCTTGCCGATGACTTTACATGGTACACGACCTTGTAATGCTATACCTACAACGTGGTCTCCTTTTAGATGACTGTTCATCAAATGTGCTGGATTTGTAGTTACAACACCAGCAACAGTGGTTTGACCTTTTGCACTACACACAGTAACTTCTGCGTCTCCACCAAACACAACAACAGTTCCAGGTTCGTAGTCTGCATCGCCTAAGTAGTTTTCTGCTAAGTCAGCATATAGTGCTTCAGTTGCAGTACCGTGGAATGTGGTTGCCCATATAGCATTGTATGTGTTACCGCTACTACCAATAGCGACTCCGTTATCTGCACCACTATTTGCAGGACCAGTGATATTACCAGTGTGGTTAATAGTTGTAATGCCTGTTAGTGCTGTGATAGTGCCACCTAGCGAAACTGCTGTACTACCGATTGTAATACTGCTGTTTGCAAGTTCGGTGTTGCCTATTTCTCCTGTTGCGAGTGTTACACTTTTGCCGCTTAGATCAAGTGTTGCAGCAAGATCAGTAGCACTTACACCACCATCTTTGATTCCTACCCAACCGCTGCCATCAGTTTCAAAGTTTGAACTGTCAAAACTTGCAATACCTTTTGTTGCTGCACCAGCTGTTGCTGCTGCTGTAGCATCACTCAAGTTAAGTTTACTTTGATCGATAGCTGCACTTGCATTGACATCTGCATTTACAATGACACCAGTGTTAATAGCAGTTGTAAGTTCATTGGCGCTTGTTCTCGAAAAAACAATATCGCCAATAACACCTGCATTTTCACTTGCCTGTGCACTACCTGTGAATATCAATAGATCGCCTGCACTTGGATTTGCTTCTAATGTTACATCTCCTATGTCATTAAGCTGATCTGTTTTTTGATCTACATATAGTTTTGTTGCAGCGTCATCATTTGCACTTGGCGTAGCTAGATTGGTTATCCTATTGCCACCCAAGTTCATGTCGCCGTTCATAGCAGTTTCTGTAAAGCCTGGTCCGCCAAGACTCATAACACCTGGACCAATAGTTCCTGAATATAGTGCACCGTTTCTATCAAATCCTAGTCTAGCGTTGATATAACCTTCAACTGCTGTTTGTGTAGGAACCGCATCACCTTTAGCATCACTAAATGTATCATCGTTGCTAAACTCATTAACACGTACACCACGTTTGAAACCAATACCGTCAATGTTTGTAAGAACAAGTGCAGCATTAAATGTAACACTACCAGTACCTTGGTCAACTGTGAAGAATCTACCAACACGGAAGAAACCGTCTTGGTCAGTCATAACAGTAAACACACGCCCTTTGTCGCGTTCTTGGACTTGAGCAGCACTTCTGTTACCTTCACTGTCGATAGCATCGTTTGTGCTTACAACACTTGTACCACTTGGCGCACCAAAGATACGTTCTGGATAGTTTGCAGTTCTATAACCACCAACACCAATGTCCAACATATCGTGTCCTGTTGCACGACAGGTTGAAATATTCACTGTGATATTTGCTGTTTCTCCAGCTTGTAAACCACCTTTAAGTGTTATACCTCTGCTGTTTGTTAAACTGATTGCAATACCATCTGCTGTTGTAGGATAGTTGATATCGTCAGCAAAATCACTTATCTGTATTACAGCTAAAGGTATTGCACCACTGCCGTCGTTGTATTCGTATTCAGCATATGCGTCTATGCTGTGTACTTTACCGCCCCAGGAGAATATCATTTCGCCTTCTGCAATACGTCCTATAGCAATATCATCTAATGTATTAATAGCAATAAATCTATCGCCGACTGTATTACCAAGTGTTGCACTAGTAGGTGTTGCATTGGTGATAATATCTGTGTAGTTTGGATCTACTGTTAATATAGGATTTACCAAACTTGGTGTGCCTGTATTGCTAACAGTATTTTCTGCAACAGAGAGATAATCTTGATAGGTTGTTAAGTCTAAATATCTAAAGTTAGAATCAAAAGTCACCACACGCTGAGTGTCTACAGTCTCAAATCCGTCAGTGATTGTTCCTGTAAACCCTATGGTTCTATAGGTAAACTGATCGTAATCGTCGTCAAAGATAAATGCCGTACTTGGACGGACTGGAAGGTCGTCTTCTGGTAATCCATCTAGTACAAAGTTTTGTTTGTGTCTTACAACACAAATAGTATCATGATTGGTTTCTTCCTGAAGTCCATTTTCAGAAGTTCCTTCCAGTCCTGTACCTAAGTTGAATCTCCATACTTGACCATTTAGAACTGGAGTCTCTGTGTCATATGCAGGTGTTCCAGTTGCTCCTGTAAACGCAGTAATAGCACCAGTACCGGAATCAACAGTATCGATAGTTACAGTTGCATCTCCACCTGAACCATCTGCACCAAGATCTGCGCCCGGCACAACAATAGTTTCGCCAGCATTATATCCAGTACCACCCGCTACTAGTATCACACCATAACCGTTTGTTCTGTCCTTTGTTATAGTAAATGTAGCGCCTGAACCACTGTATGTACCGCCGCTCGGAGAAATAGCCACATTGTCTACAAAATGACTATCCAATATAACATTGGTTTGTGTCGCGTTTGTAATCTCGTATGGCTGATACAATCCGCTATCGTGTAATATTTCTGCTTCGCTAACGTTGTTTGGCAATCCAGGTAAGTCGTAAGCATATACAAACAAAGCACCTGTCGCTGCACTTGCATCTATGTTATCAAAATCACTTGCAACACCTATAAGTGTTGCACTATCATCGCCAAAAATCTGATCACTTGTATTAAATGTGCCTTCCACAGTATGCAAGTAAACTGTTTTTCTATCATTTAAGAAGAAACTTACTACACCAGTAGCCCCTGTTATTTCTTGACTGATAGTTTCGCCTATTGTAATAGTTCCGCCAACACTTGATGGGAATGTTAGAACGTGGCTTCCTCTGAACACCTTGGCAGGAAATACCATATCTGCATTCAATGTCACGTCTGTTGCGATTTCGTCAGGATCACTACCTTCAGCAACTAGACCATAGGTACCATAACTGTTGTTACCTGCGATGCTACGTATCTGTGAACCGTCCTTGGCAAGATAACCTGTGTGACAATAATATGTAAACATACTAACAAGTTCAGACAACGCATTGTTCAAAACGATTGCACCAAATCCTAAATCGTTAACTTGTGTAAAGTCGTTTGACAGCATACTTCTGTTACCACCACTCTGGATGAATACATTGTATCCTGTTGTAGCTGTAGCAGTGCCTAACGGATCTGTTATGCTAAATGCACCAAAGCCAGTGCCGTTAACACCTGCTGTTAATGCGTCATCACTATAAAGTTCAAAAGTTGTTGGTGATAAAACTTTCACATAATAAGAGTTACCGTTTAGTTCTGTCATTCCGCCAACACCTGCAAATGCTACAAGAGCACCGTCGTTGTATCTATGCTTTGCAGATGTTGTTACAACAACAGGATTTGCTTGTGTTGCACCGCTTACTCTTTTCACTATACCAACAAACCCATTAGAATCGTTACTTGTTTCGTCTAACATAATGTCACAAGTACCTGTTGTTTGATTGTAGTTGGCAAGGGCATTAACCTGATAACGTGATCCATCTATCCAGATAGGAAACGGTGTAGGCGGCCTACGGATAAACAAACCTTGATCTGCTGGTGACACTAAAGACAAACTATAAGGACTGTTTACTGAGGTTATTTGTGCCGGCATGTTACCTGCATATCCGTCTGCAAACAATCCGCCTGCTAGAGTTCTTACTGTACCTTTACTTTGACTGAAACTTGAACCTGTTTGACAATAAGGCGATTTGGTCAGGATTTGACCTTCAGGATCAAGTACCATCATAAATCCGTCATGTCTTTGCACACTAATGTTACGTACAATAGTTGCATCGTTACACAAGAACACATCTATACTATCATTGTTATTTTTAGGTGCATTGTAACTTGCATCAAATGCAAACACAATACAATCAACAAGATTATCAAAGTTAGTATCGCTTCCAGACTCTGCTGTGATATCTGCATCAAATGTTTGATCTTCGGTGTTTCCTGTTGTTTTAGTGTAAGGTGCGCCGCTGTCATTTGCAAGTACATTTGCTGCAACAGTTTTGATGTATGAAATAGCAGCTACGGTTTGATCTTCTTGTCCACTTACTGCGCCACTATAGTATGCTGCCTGGTTTGTAAGTGTTGCTTCTCTACCGCCTACACGCAAGTCGTTAACAATACCATCAATGATTAATCTAGTATCTCTGCGACATTTTGACTCTGTGTAACTGAATCCGTCCCAAATACTGCCGTTGCCTGCTGCTGTGTCAGTTGCGATATTATCATTTATCCATGCAATAACTTCTTCGGTAATAAACGCTTTGTTTAGCTCAACAAGTCTTGCTGCACCAATCTGTTGCGCAGGATTATCGCTAGCATTTGTTCCAACGTTAGCAGGTTTTGAACTGTCTGTAATATAGTGATAGCCGTATTTTCCTTGTTTACCACTTACAGGGTGAGTGAAGTGATATCCACCTCCGACAGTTTCTACATCAAATGTCAAGTCTGGAGCGCCACCTGCACCTAGGTCCGAGTCTGAAATAGTAATAGTTTCGCCTACTATAAACCCTTTACCACCGTCTGTGATAGTTATTGTAGCAGCACCACCAACAGCAACAGTTATACTAAACGTTGCATCTTGTCCTAAACTTGTTGTTGCATAATCGTTTGCTACAATAGTGTAGGTACCAGCAGTACGTGAAATATTTGCTGCACCAATATTTGTTACACTTGTAATAGGTGATTCAACAGCAACCAAGTTATCAATATCAATATCTCTATAGAAGTAAGTGTTTGCCCATGGTGATTGTGATACACCTGCTTTAGGTCTAACAACAACTCGTCTAAACTCATCACCCTTAATACTTACATTTTCAGGTAGCTTGATAGGAAGGTGCTCGTTGTATATACCTGATTCAACTCTTACTGTGATGTGGTTGTTTCTAGTCAGAGCACCAAACTCGAGTTCTTCTCCTTGTTGGAAAACAATAGGTTCCAATAGTTCAACTGTGATTCTATCACTATCAGCAGTGAATGCTCTTTCATATGCAGTAACAACACCCTTAGCGCCACTGGTTTTACCAACAATCAATCTACCTGCACGTAAATCAGGGTTAGCTTCTATACCTTGGTCTACTGCTGAATTTGCTCCATTGAATATTTCAAATCTAAAACCATTACCGTTTACTAGTGGATTGTCGTTTGAAAGATCTTGATCGATGTATTCTAACAAATCATCAAACCTGTCGCTGTATGCATCAGCAACTTGCGATGTTACATCTGTATCAACAACTGCTGCTGTCATCAGGACACCAACAAGTTCTTGTGCTTTTTGAATACCTGCTCTAGTTGCATCATATTGAACCGTTTTTGCAATGATAGCACTCGGATTAGCATTATAACGCAACCCTGCCCAGCGTGTTAGATAGTTTGCTGTAAGTCCTGCTTGTACATCAAGTTTGATACTTTCTAATATTAAATCTATATCTCGTCTACAAATAGAATCATTGTATATTAAATCTGGAAATGTTGTATCAATATAGTCAGTAACTTGATTTTTTATAGATTCTTTATTGGTATCTATGATACCTGCTGCAAAATCGCTTGTTGATACTGGTGCTAATACACCAGGATCTTGATAGCCACCGTCTGTGCTGTTCAACACATATGAATTAGCTTCATAGTTGCCATATGTTATAGCTTGCACATATGGACCTGGTTCATACGGTGTTGATTCTACAATACGTTCTGCTTGACGCATTGCTGCACCAATAGTTCTATAGGCATAAGTAGGGCCACGGCCTTCTTTACCTGCTGGTGTTAATGCCTGACTATCGTCGCCATCTGTGCTTACATATAAGTTTGTTGTGCTAGAAAATCCTTGACTGTCTACATAAAGTTTTGTAGCTGCCTGCAAATCGTCATCGCCACTTAGGTTGCCTTGTCCAGCAAGAGGTGCTGGGTGATCGCTTAGATTAAGCAACCCTGTCATAGTGTCGCCTGCTTTTTGTACTACATCATCGGCTCTTGGTATTTGATTGCCACTTGCAGGGAATGTTGCTTCAAAACCTGCGTCAGTCGTATCATATTCTAAAAAGCCAGTTAATGTGTCGTCGCCTGTAGCATTAACATAAGTGTCATCTGCATAGCCTTTTGATATAACAATATTAGCACTTGTTATGCTACTTGCACCTGTATGTGTGTTGTTCCAGTCAGTTGCAAGAGTGTCTACATCATCACCAGATCCAGAAACATTTCTCAAAATATTGTTTATACTTGTGTTGTAGGCAAGAGGTGCTTGTGCATTTAAAGGATTATTTATAACAGGATCAGGATCTCTATCAATATGAGGATCAACTATAGTTACTTTTAATGTGCCGCTATCTTGTGTTGGATCAATAGGGTCTGTGAACTCAAAAAATACGCTGTTTGTAGTATCAGTTGGAGAAGCAACACTGTCATTGTTAGTACCGCTATCACTTACCAGTTTGTAGTAGCTGATATTAGTACCAACTGAGTTTACTGCTGTAATACTATTTTCGTTACCCAAGTATGTATCTGGGGTATCGTCAATATTTTTAAATGATATTGTTCCGCCTAGACCAAATACAGCATATAGTTCTGTAAAGTTTTCATTTACTTTCTTAAAACTTTCACGTATGCTGTCGCCTGTTGCATCATTACCCTCAATACCAATATCAACTTCTTGTCTTGCCATTTACTTTTCCTTTAAAACTGTGGTACTAAACTGTCCATATCAAAGTTTACACTTATTCCACACCCGCACGAACTTTGAGCATTTGGGTTGCGTATTTCGAAGTTAGAACCAACCAAACTGGTTACATAATCAATCTCTGTTCCTGCCAAAAACATTTGACTGTGTGCTCCTATTGCTAATGCACCATTGTCACACCATACAACAAAGTCATCGGCTTGTAAATCTTCAGCACTTGCTGTACCCCAATCGTACTCAAACCCTGCGCATCCACCGCCTTTTAAGTTAAGTGTAATAGCATAGCACTCATTTTCTTGACATAGTTTGCTGATTTGATGATTTGCTTTTGGTGTAACTGTTATCATTTTGTAGTTCCTTTCTAATATTTATCGTATGTTTTTATAATCTTAATGTAAATACAATATGTTCATATCACAATACCGCATAGAAAAAACTTACCTACGTAAAAGTAAAAACGGTAAAGAACACGAATATAAACGCTTTATTACTATATGTAATATGAGATGTGATTCTTGCGGCCAAGATTTTGAAAGACCTAAAGGGTCTATGGATCCTAAAAGACTTAGCAACAACTATTTTCATGTTTGTGACTCATGTGATGCTAAAAGATTTGCACAACAACAAGGTGCTACTAAACGCACAAGGTATAGATTGAAAGCCAGTAGTGATTTACCCATCGGTAGGTTGTAAACTACGATCTACAAACATTCTATCATTTAAAATGTCATTATGTACTTTGTGCACTAGATCAATAGCATTTTGGCTAATCTTTGTGTTTATACGTTCTGCTACTTTATTTGCTATTTCCAAATGTTCTAATAGCGTAGGATGATCATCTGTAAACGGAGAATCTTTTACAAATGTGTTACCTTTGAACTTGTAACCGCCTTTGTATGTGTTAAACATATTATGTTCTAAAAAACTAGATTTAGGTATTGCATCTGTTAAATCAGACAACGAAAGATAAACTTTTTTTAATCCATAAGTTTTTAGTAGTTCTAATGTGGTGTTTACATAGTTTCTTGTTTTTTCAAGTTCATAGTCTGGATTATACCACGCACGTATTCTATGCCATATAGCTTTAGCATGTTTATTATCAGGGTCGATAATATTTCCGTATGCCATCCATACTTGGTTTTTTGTTAGATAATCAAATCTGTAAGGACCGGTCCATTGTACTACAACTGCATCTGTTTTGCGTAACTTTTTTTCACGCAAGTCTTTCATTAGCAAATAAAATATTCTTTCGTTGCCCCCACCCGATATACCTTGATTCACAACATCGTGGTCAACTGCGAGTATATCAGAATAGGTAGGGTAAATGTATCGTGTGTAACTACATCCGTATGTGCGTATGTGCATTATTGACGCCAGATAGTGTATGCACCATATGCGATTGCACCATATGCAATCAGTTTAGTTAAAGGTGAAAACACAATAATAGCTGCACCTGCTGCTACCATTAATACGCCATCAACGGTTGAACGCTGTTTTAAACGATTCTCTATCCAGTTTTTGATCATTGTTTAGTCTCCTAATCTGTTTTTCAAGAACAGCAAGACGAGCATCCTGCTGTTTTACTTTTTCTTCTAGTGCTTGTACATATGCTTCTGTAGGGATACGTTTTTCAACTCCGTCCTCGCCGAGCATTGTGTATGTGTTTACACCAGCACCTTTTAATCCGCCAAGCACACGGTTAGGATTTTTATCTTTGATTATACCCTGCGGAGTTTTTGCTCCGTACATTTGACTTAAATAACTCATAACGTATTTATGCTGCTATCTGTTTCGACTCTTCAGTCATACTATAAAGTTGAGCACTAGCCAGGTTCTTCATTTTTGCTTCTACCATAATGTCTGCCCACTGCCAGTGTGACAATGCCCATTCATTCACAGCACTGTTCCAGCAATAGTCACTGTGTGCTCTTAGTTTTTGTTTTTTGTAGCCTGATTCAAGTAGTGTGTCCATGTCTGGTCGTACACTTGGATTAAAGTCAAGTAATACATCCTCACGGCTAACGCTATAGTGCATAGCAGGACGCTCACCCCGCCAACTATCAATAATACGTTTAATACGGTCGTCGTCTGGCTCAATGTATTCTCCTGTTTTAACCCAATGATGATGTATGTCTAACACCAAAGCGAGATCGTTTGCAAGCTCAAGGCTGGCGTCGAGTCCCCAACTGTTTTCGTCGTTTTCGATTGTAATAGTGTTTCTTGCTTCCGGTGAGAGGCGGCCAAGGACGTTTTTGATACCGGCTGGACCTTGTCTGCCCGATATGTGGACATTGCACTTGAAGTCTTGGAAGCGTTGTCCATAACCCATATAGCGGATGAGAGTGGCGTGATATTCAAATTCTTCTATGCTCCTTTCGACGATTTCTGGGTTGTCGCTTGCAAGTACTGTGAACTGGCCTGGGTGCATGGATAGTCGAACATCCAACTCCCTGGCTCGCTTTCCGACTGCGCCGTAGTGCTTTTCGCAGTATGCCACCACATCTGGGCGGCTCCAAAAATAACGCCAAGTAGGCTCGGTAGCACAAGGAAGCTGATTGCTACCCAGTCTGACCATACGAAGTTCTGGAGGAAGGCTTCCCACATACTCAACTAACCTCTTTGCTGCTGCTGCATTATGCACCATGATATCCCACATGCGTTCTTCTGCAACATCCTTGCTTTGTCTATTTAGCCATGCTACTGTTGTACTGCGTTCTGTCAGAGGACGTTGGATTTCTTCTAATATTTTCTTAGGTTGATTCTGATTGTAGTGTAGATACTTACATGCAAAACCGATACGTTTTTGTGTTGTTCTCATATAATCACCTGCTGTGGTAAACTTCAAGTCTTGCATACTACCTCTTCTGGCCACTGAATAAGTTTAGCCGTATACATTTTTTCATTCCATTTGTTAGGATGACCAAACTTAGCTACTGTTCTAAAAATAACTGCATCCTCAGTTTCGCCATATTCGTAACCGAGAAATACACTGCCTACATACATCATATAAGTTCTAATCATATTAACAGTATATTGCAAGGTTTAATACTTGTCAACCCCAATAGTTTTTTACCCACGGGTCTTGACAATCAGCTGGATTAGGATCTCCATGGAATACAGCAACACTGGTTTGATTTAAAACTTTTGGTGTTTCTATTGTGTCAAAGTTACGTTTTCCATTTATTAACTTTAAACTTTTTCTATTTCGCATTTCCCATTTGTAGCTTTGTATCCATTCGTCGGGCCAAAATACATGATCTCTAATGTGTCTAAACATCCAATCTTGATCACCTCTGTTCTTAGAGGTGTGTAGTTTAGGATTTTTTTTAAAATCCTGGTAGTAAGTGTTGTATTTTCCTATAGGCGTTCTAAATACACTACTGTTCATTCTATCCCAGTTTTGTCTTATACTTCTATTAAAGTCACGTATAATACAGAACTTACCAGGTTCATATGTAAATAGATTATCAATGTTTCTAAATATTACAACATCTAAATCAAAAAACAAAAGTGTACCTGTTTTCATAGGCAGTTCATTGCTCAATATGTATGGTTTATACCACCAACCTACCAATGGCAATGCAGGCAAACTTTCTGTACGTATATTTTTATCAATACCTTTTGTATCGTCTGTAAAGCAAACAAACTGGTAGTCTAATGTACAATGCCTTGCTACCATTTTGTGTAACTTGTTTACATAATCGGCATTGTATTTGTCTCCCCATTTTAGGCAAACAATATAGTTTTGTGAAATCACAGGTGCAGTTATTTGCTCCTGTGATTTTTCTTTAGACTTACGAGCTTTCCTTTGCTCTTTGGTTTCAGTCCACTGCTTTGTAGATTGCACTGTTTGCTCCATGCTCTGCACATTCTACTTCAACACACCAACAACGATTGTTTGTCATTTCACGTACTAGTGCGTCTGCTTGTTTCCAAGCATGATACGCAAACTTCTCTACGCCTACACCATCTAAAATAGTTAGTTCTGCAAGTCCTGCATTTTCCAGTTCTGCAAACTTGTACAGCATAGGATCTTCTCTATCCAATACTACTTTGTGATCAAAGTTATCTTCAAGCCATACTTTAAGCGGTTTAAGTCCGCCAAAGTCTACTACCCAGTTTTTATTATCAAGTTCGTTTGCTGCAAAAGTAAACTTAAACTGCAAACTATATCCGTGTAAGAATCTGCAATGAGAATGATCTGCATGTGGTTGTCTGAAGCAGGCACTTAATCCAATGTTGTGCCCGTAAGTTTTAGTGCTATAATAAGCCATATTTTACCTCGTTGGTTGAGGGGGCAGAATATTTATAGTGGGTTGATCCCTGTATAGTCCACTGTTTAATAATATTACTTATTGTTTTGATTGTCAACCT